ACGTCTACAAGGTCTACGGCCTTGCATTCGCGCTGACGAAGGTGCTCGTCGAAGACGGCGACCACATCCGTATCGGTCAGACCTATGCTCGTCACCTTGCACAGTCGCTGATCGAAACCAAGGAAACCCTTGGTGCCAACATCCTGAACCGCGCCTTCAACAGCGCGTATGCAGGCGGCGACGGCGTATCGTTGGTCAACACGGCTCACCCAATCGCAACTGGTACGTTCTCGAACCAGCTTACGACCGCAGCCAACCTCTCGCAGACTTCGCTTGAGCAAATCCTCATCCAAATCCGCAACGCCGTAGACAACAACGGCAAGCGTATTCGTTTGACACCTAAGAAGATCGTTTCCGGTCCTTCGAACGTGTTCCAAGCTGAGGTATTGTTGAAGTCCGCACTGCGTGCAGGAACCGCGAACAACGACGTCAACCCCGTGAATTCTATGGGACTTTTGAGCGAAGGCCAAGCCAACCTGTCGCGTATCACCTCGACCACTGCATGGTGGGTACAGACTGATGCGCCAGAAGGCTTGAAGCTCGCTATGCGTCGTGGTCTTGAGAAGAGCATGGAAGGTGACTTCGAAACCGACAGCATGCGCTACAAGGCCACCGAGCGTTATGCGTTCGGTTGGACCGATCCACGTGGCGTATACGGTACGGCTGGCATCTAATTGGGTTGGGGGGCTTCGGCTCCCCTCCCTTCTCTAAAGGAGAAACTAAATGTCACAGACTACTTGGAGCGGACCACTCGCCTCTGGCGACCGCAACGCAGGCGAAAGCGGCGGACCGAACATCGGCCTCGCCTATCTTAGCCAAACCGCGCTGATCAACTTCGACGCCACACTGGTGCAAAACGCGACGTTCAACATCCCTGCGTCTTCGCAGATTGTTGACTTCTACGTTGACGTACTGACTGCGTATGACAGCGCATCGTCCGCAACGCTCTCGGCTGGTACCGCTTCTGGCGGCACTCAGTATCTGAGCGGCGTGAGCGTCAAGACAGCGGCTCGCCGCTCGAATGGCTTCACCGCTGCGCAGCTTGCTGCGATGGACAATGTCGGCACGAACCGCACGGTTGTCGCAACTGTAACCTCAGTCGGTCAGCCGACTACGGGTCAAGTTCGCGTCACCATGCTGTACGTGCAAACAACGGCTGATGACTAAGCATTAGTCTTATGCTATAAGAGGGGGTCGCCTTCGTGCGGCCCCTGATTATCAAGGAACATAAAGATGGCAGACGCAGTAGCAACTCAAATCCTGTTCGATGGCGAGCGTATGGCCATCATGAAATTTACGAACATCTCCGACGGCACTGGCGAGACCAAAGTGACCAAGGTTGATGTATCGGCACTCAGCCCCAGCCCTTTCAATAAGGCTTGCGACGGCGTGACAATCACGAAAATCCACGCCCTAACGCACGGTCTGGAAGTTGACATGTATTGGGACGCGACAACCGACGTGCTCATCGCTTCAATCCCGCAGAACACCATGTATTCGATGGACCTGACGCAGTTCGGCGGTCTGTGGAACAACGCAGGCGCAGGCAAGAACGGTGACGTTCAGTTCTCGACCCGCGATGCTACCGCTGGTGACAATTACACTATCATCCTTGAGATGGTTAAGTCCTACGCAGATTGATGATGGACAACGCGTTCGATCTTCGGCTGTTTAAGGCCAAGAACCAGATTGACGACGCGCTGGGTGTGAACAAGCGCGGGCAACAGCCCATGCAGCAGCAGCCCCTGCGCCCCATGCCATCAATGCAACCGATGCAACCGATGCAGCAGACGATGCAGCCGATGCAGCAACAGCCCATGCAGCAGGGTCAGCTCGGCGTTAAGCCGCAAGGCGCGGCACCCATGCAGCCACGGGCGTTTGCCAAGGGCGGTCTCGCTATGGCCGAGGGCGGCGGTGCGTGGACCCGCAAGGAGGGGCAGAACCCCGAAGGCGGTCTCAATGCCAAGGGCCGCGCATCGCTGCGCGCTCAGGGCAAGGACATCAAGCCACCCGTCAGCGCCAAGCAGGCGAAGAAATCACCCAAGGCAGCCGCGCGTCGCAAGAGCTTTTGCGCAAGAATGAGCGGGATGCCGGGGCCGATGAAGGACGACAAGGGTCGCCCGACACGCAAGGCACTATCACTTCGTAAATGGGACTGCTGACATGAGCGACTTTGCAGTTAAACCTGTCTGGGACAAGAAACGTCCGAAAGACCTCGGCAAGCCAAAAGGTTTGTCGGCTAAGAAGAAAAAAGCTGCCAAGGCACGCGCCAAAGCCGCTGGACGACCCTACCCAAATCTCGTTGATAACTTAGCGGTGGCCCGCAAGAAAGGTAAGTGACATGGATGGATATAAGAACAGCACTCGCGTTCAGTACATGAAGGGCGGCGCTTGCGAGGGCTACGCCAAGGGCGGCTCTGTGAAGGGCGCAGCCAAGATTGCCAAAGTCATGGGCGAGTTCAAGGCTGGCAAGCTGCACAGCGGATCGAAGAAAGGCCCAGAGGTCAAGAACCCAAAGCAGGCTGTGGCCATCGCCATGAGCGAAGCCCGCAAGGCTGGCGCTAAGATACCTATGAAGAAGGCGCACGGCGGCCCAGTCAAGATGCGCGAAGGCGGCACGTTCAACGAACGTGGTCGTCGCGCAACGATGGCCGAGATTGCGGCAGAAGATCGTCGCATGGCCAACCGCAAGCCACCAGTCGAGGGCGTGTCCTCACGTCCGACCGACGCCTCTGGCCGTCGCGCGACTGACGCAGACCTCGGCGTGGCCGTCCCAGCTAAGAAGGCAGCAGCGAAGGGTGCTGGTGTCATGGACGCCGCTCGTGCCGCTGCTCGTGCCGCTGCTACTCGTTTCGGTGGTCAGGTAACTGCCGCCGAAGCGCGGATACTGAAAGACGCAATGAAGAAGGCCGTACCTGCGCACAGCGACAAGCCTATGATCCGCCGCAAGACAGGCGGTCTGGCCGCTATGCCAAAGGGAAAGTGCTAATATTACGCAAATGAACTGCCTGCCTTGCTGGCGGGCAGTTTTTGCGCTATACCACTCACGCTAGAGGTGCTTGCTGTCATCGGCTTGCTGCTGCGATAACAATGCGAGCACAACCACATGGCGTTTTCAAACACAGTTTCACAGACGAATTTCAACACACGGCGCGTCATCGACAACGCGATCCGTCGCTGTAAGCTGACGGCGCAACAAATCACCGCCGAACACATCGACATAGCCAACGACCAGCTATATCTGTTCCTCTCCGACTTGGCCAACCAAGGCGCGCCGCTGTGGTGCATTGAGAAGCAGATTTACCCGCTGTATGACGGCGTGGGCGACATCACGATGACCGACGGCACCGTTGACATCCTGAACAGCAACTTCCGCTGGCTCCAACAGGTGACCGGCATCAACTACGACACGTCAACGTATCGTGAAGTTGACTTCACCGACGACATTTTCGTGGCCAACGTCGGCATCCTTTGGTCTGCCGCCGCCGTGCCTATCGTCCTTGAGCGTTCAGACGACGGTGTACTCTGGTACGAAATCCAAACCGAGACGCCAACCGCGACCGCAGGGCAGTGGACGTGGTACGATCTCGACAGCAGCGTGGCTTCGCGGTATTTCCGCGTCCGCGCAACGTCAGGAACGCTCGGTTTCAGTCAAATTTATCTGGCAAACACGCCGACAGAAATCCCGTTGGCGCGCATGAACCGCGACGACTACACAAATTTGCCGAATAAGGCGTTTCAGTCGAACCGCCCGCTGCAATATTGGTTCGACCGTCAGGTTAACAACCCAATTATGCACATGTGGCCGGTTCCAAACTTGGCTGCGACCGTCTGCCAGATCGTCGTGTGGCGTCAACGCTACATTATGGACGTCGGCACGATGACGCAGGACGTTGAGGTGCCTCAGCGTTGGCTTGAGGCCATCGTTTCGGGGCTGGCGGCCAAAATGGCGCTTGAATTGGTCGAAGTTGACGTCAATTTAATCCCGATTTTGGACCAAAAAGCGGCAATCGCCCTGAATATCGCGCAAATGGAAGAGCGCGACAACAGCCCGATGATGATCGCCCCCAACATTTCGCCGTATACGAGGTAAAATCATGGCTGTTGAGGGCTACATCAACACCATCGGGCGAAATCACCTCGGCATCGGCATTTGTGACCGCTGCAAGCGTAAATTTCCCATCGATGACCTGTATAGCGACCGGAATATCCCGACGCTGAAGGTCTGCATCGACGACGTGGACGATTACGACCCGTGGCGCGAGCCTGCGCGGGAGCCAGAGGACATCACACTGCGCTTTCCGCGCCCAGACGTGGCACTGGACGGCTGATGCCCCGCTATCTCAACACACGCGGCAATACGACGCTGGCAATCGGCATATGTGGACGCTGCTCCATCAAGATGCCGCTGGGCGACTTGCTGCCCGACCCGAACTATCCGGGCTTGCTGGTCTGCGAGCGTGATCGCGACCAATACGATCCGTATCGTCTTCCCGCTCGCCAGCCGGACAATATTCTGCTACCATTCCTGCGTCCCGATGTGCCCCTCGCTACAAATCCGGCGGGCGTCATCGCACAGAACAGCGAGCAGTTCCTCATCACTGAGGACAGCGACGATTATCTAATCTTTTTCGAGGATGACGAGTTTTGAGCAACGTCCCTACAAATCTCATCCCCACCCGCATCACCGGCCTCCCTGAGTATCTGGGGTCGAGCACACTCGGCTACATGCCGTACATCATCGACGGGCGCACGTATAAGGTTCAGTTCGCGAACATCGCCGCCGTCGGCGCGGTGCCGTCAACGCGTGAAATCAACACCGGCAGCGGTCTGGGAGGCGGCGGAGACCTGTCTGCCAACCGCACGATTTACATCTTGCCGGGCGGTGTCGATGACAGCCGCCTGACCACCACAGGCGTTGTGGCTGGCACTTATGGTGCCGCCGACAGCGTGCCAGTCCTCACGGTCAACGCGCAGGGTCGTGTCACGGCTGCGACCTCGGCACCTATCGTCCTA